AATATTTCCAGTTAACTTTTTCAATTAATATAATTTTATTAATATAATTTAAAAAAAAATCTAAAGCTAATTTCCCATACATTTACAAACTATGGAAGATTTAACTGTTTTCGCATTAGTGACAGACAAATCTTATTTGAATAAGGCTATAGTTACAATAAATGATTTAAGAAATGTTGGAAACTGGAATGGTGACATTTTGATAGTAACAATTGATTTTGATTTAGACGTAAATTATATTAAAACACATAATTTAATAGAAGCAAAATTTCCTCCAATTGATAAATCATTTCTTTTAAATAAAATTGGACCAAATGGTTTCTCTCAAAGCGATAAGAGAGAATTAAATAAATTGAATCAATGGGAAAAATTACATATATTCGACGACTATTTTTTAAAATGGAAAAGGGTAGTATTTTTAGATGCCGGATTACGCGTTTTAGATGACGTTACATTTTTACTAGAATTAGACTATAAAAATCACATTCTAGCGCCAAATGACGCAGCACCAAATTTTAGTCCAGACCAAGTTTTCAGACATCAATTAAGCTGGGATAACTTAGAATTAATTGAACTAGTCAAAAATGACTTTGGTGATTCAATTTTTGATTCACGTCATATGTTAAATTGTATATGGATTTATGATACCAATATTTTAAAATTATGTAATAAAACCCAACTTATTGACGCCATGAATAAATATACTTTGTGTAAAACAAATGAAATGGGAATTATGAATTTACTATTTCATTTTAAATACAAATTATGGAGAGAATTCCCATTAAAAACTTCGTCAGGTAAATATTTATTTGAATGGTGCGAATTAAATCATTCATTTTGTACCACTTGGAAAGATTATTGTTTTTTAAAATATCCTATTACCATTGGGTTAAACGAAATGGTTTTAAAAAACAGTATTTGATTCTTTATAGTATGTCAGCTTATTTTGAATATAGGCATTTTTTATATTTGGCAAACTAAATACTCTATGACAAAAAACACAATCTTCTTTTCTATTAAATTCAATTTCTTCTGGAAATTTTATTTGTTCAAAAATATTTTTTTTAACTGTTACTTGTGAATGATGAATTCTGTATATGGTGTCATTATAACCGTTAATATGTGTTATACAACCCGACCAACTTTGTATTAGTGTATGAGTCATAACATGAATATTTTGAATTTTATCAAATATATTTACACTTAATTCTGAGTCATCAAAATAATTGTGTAAAATAATATCGCTATTATATTTTTTTATAACTTCTAATAAAACTTCGATTCTTTGAGGATGCATTATATCATCCGCGTCAATAAAGGTAATATAGTCCATATCTAATAGTCTTGAAGCGGCTATATTTCTATTTTCAGCGGCATTTTTCTTCTCTTCACTAATAATTACTTCTAGTTGAAAACTATATACTTTTTTATTTTCAAAAAAAAGAGTAGAAGAACTGCTTACTATAACTTTATTTGGAAGAACAGTTTGAGATTGAATTGAATCCAGTAGAAAATATAAATTTTCTATATGACCATAATAACAAGGAATCGCAACACCTATTTTCATATAGACAATATTTTATTAGTTTTTATGTTTTTAAATAAAAATATAAAAATATAAAAAACATTAAAAATAAATATTTACTCAAAACGACCTGTAACAAATAAATAAGCTTCTATGGAATCATTTGCCTGGTTACATAAGGCAATATATTCCGGAGTGACATCATTAGGGTTTAGGTCGGGACTAAATTCAGGTTTAAATTCAGTTGCGTCACTTGTAAATAATGTTGGGTCTATGTCATCCGAAGGTATGGAAGAAGTGTAATTAGGATTAAATGTAACCGCATCTAAGAAATCTAGAATTTCATTTAAGTCATATTCGCTTAATTCTTCTCCATCACGGGCATTTCTATATTGATTTTTCCAATAATCTGCCATAGATTCTTTATCTTCTTCCGAAATATGTGAGTTATTCATATTCATATTATTTTGCACTTGATTTGTTACATTATAATTATTCTCATCATTGTCGTACAAACTAGGACTACTCATTTGTTGCGAGCTTAAAAAAGTAGGCATTATGTCTCCTCCTTTTTTATTTTTTCTAGTAACTTTTTTCTTTGTTAGCCTTTTTTTATTTGTAAATTTTACTTTTTTATTTTTTCTAGTTAGCTTTTTGCTTTTTTTTCTTAATGTTACTTTTTTTGGCATTATATAATATCAATATATTATTTTAATTACATTTGTAAAAAATTTTTATATATTATATCGCAGTTCTTTGTATTTTTTTTGTAATTTTTTTGTTATATGCTTTTCTACCATTTATTCGCTTTTTTTACGCTAATTTTTGGTCCAGCTCCGCGTTTCTTAACATTATTTGGGTCATATTTTTCTTCTTCATCATCATCATTCATTCCTTTTGATAATTCCCAGAATTCTTTAGAGCCTAATCTGAAATCACCGTGATTGTCTGCTTTGTACCAAAATACTTGGTCATGTAATTTGTTGGATTTAGAGTTGTTATTAATTACCAAGCACTCGTAATTTTCGGTACATTGGTCCATCACCTGACAAAAGCTCTCAAATGTTGGAAACATTCCGGCATAATTTTCATATATACGTTTTCTATTGGCAATATAGTTTTCTCTCAAAATAAAGACGTAATCAATATTTGTTCTAAGTGTTGGAGGTATGCCTAATGGATATTGCATTGTGATGACTAACATTACCTTCCAGTGTCTCAATTATACCATTTTCATTCAGACATTTCCTTCTGAAATCATTAAATCTATACTTTTTAAACGGGTATAGCATTCTCTCGAACGGGTTTAGACTATATCTTAAGGTATCATTGTAATTGGTTAGATTACTCAACCCCACGAGCATTTAGTCGTTGAACTATCATCATGTCCTTACCATATCGGATTTAGATGACGAGCTGCGGGTTATCTCTATTTTATACATTTTTACTTTACCTTATGTAGTTAACATAAGCCACCATTATATTTCTATAATGGTTTAGTAGTATAAACCTTCAAAAACTCTAAATGAGTTTAAATCAAGATGTCTCCGCAATTTGGACGTGTCGCATATTGAATTTAAAAAATCAATATACTAGCCATTTTTTTGAAATGACTATGGCAAACAATTCACCATTCATAAATAAAAGTCTCATCATTTTGTCACGAGCCCAAGTGTTATCATATAAACAATCATCTAGAATTACGAATGCTCTAGGGTCAATAGTGCTGCGTTTATATGTTTCCATTTCTTTTTTAATTTGCTTTAAAACAGTGCGCTGTCTTTTTAATATATTTTCTATAATAGCAGTGTTATATTCATTATGAACAAATAATTTCGGCACCATTTTGCCATAAAATCCGTTTCCTTCTTCTGTTCCAGATATAACAGTTCCAATTGGAATTTCTTGTTGATAATATAGTAAATCCCTTACCAAAAAAGACTTGCCTGTATCTCTTTTTCCAATTAAAACAACGACAGGTCCTTTATTTTCATTAGGTTTAAAACTAATACTTTTCATATCAAATTTCTTAAGTTCTAAAGTCATTAATATAAGTTTTAGAAATTATTTTTTTATAGTTTTTACGAATGTAAATAATGTAAATATATAATACCAAATTAAATAAGTTAAAAAGACATATTATTTATATATTAATTAGCTAATAATGATAAATATCAATTATCAAAAGAGAAAAAACACTGAACTTTTTAAAAGTTTAGAGAATCCGGAAACATTGTTTCTTACTGAAACGCAAAATTATATTCCAATTTATACAAAATTCTTCTCTCTAAATGAGACCAACTACAACAATATTAATTTAAATAATAAATGGTATATTTCTTCTATTAATGAACAAATGGAAGATAACACTAATCTATATAATTGTCGTATTAAAAATATGAATAATAATAAAAGTAAAGATAAAGAATTATTTTTTAAATTAGCACCTTTATTAGACCCTTATAAATTTTTAATAGGAAAATATAATGCTCTTGATAAACGTTTTTTAACATTACCAAAAATAGATTCAACTGAAACAGATATTCATAGTAAATATTTAGATTGTAACAATTCAGCTTATGTAGATGGTTTTTTCTTATTTTTAACTAGCAATTTAATTCATCAATATAACTTTGTAAATGGTGTTGATTATTATGGCTCTTTTTTGGCAATTAAAAATAATTTTAATATAAATGTGTTTGACGACATCGATTATTTAAATGGTTCTGAGTTTTTTAATAAAAATAAAAATAAGTTATTCCTTATTGATGATTATGACCATTTATTTGATTTACAAGAAGGTAAACTAAAACCAATTACTATACAACATGACATAAGTTCTAAATCTAAAATGTCAATAAACTCGTTTGATGAGCATATTTACGAAGATATTTTTGATGATAATAATGTAACAGTAAGTTTAGATAGTTTAAAAGATTTGTCGATTGACTTAATTGACATTACAAACATTGATATTTTCAATAAAGCTGATAAAAATGATAAAAATGTAACATTGAAATCTAATTCTACTTGTTCTTCTAGGTCGTCATATACATCTGTAGATGAAATGGAAAGTCAGGGAGTGACTTCGAATAACTCTGAAAATAATGGCAAAGATGACGGCAATGAATCTATTGAAGAAGGTTCAGAAGAATGTTCAGAAGAGGGCTCTGAAGAAGGGTCAGATGATTATGAAGAGGAGGTTATAAATGTAGTTATTCCACAATTTCCAGTTCAAGTTATTTGTATGGAAAATTGCGAAAAGACATTTGATGACTTAATATTAACAAACGAATTAAGCAGTGAAGAGTGGCATTCCGCTTTTATGCAAATCATTATGATTTTAATTACATACCAAAAATCATTTAATTTTACTCATAATGACCTTCATACAAATAATGTAATGTATGTTCAAACGGATAAAAAATTTTTACATTATTGTTATAAAAAAACTTATTATAAGGTTCCAACATTCGGACGTATATTTAAAATTATTGATTTTGGAAGAAGTATTTATAAATTTAATGGCAATATATTTTGTAGTGACAGTTTCAGTATTGGAGGTGATGCCGCAACGCAATATAATACCGAACCTTATTTTAATGAAAAAAAACCTAGATTAGAACCGAACTTTAGTTTCGATTTATGTCGTCTAGCTTGTTCTATTTATGATTATTTAATAGACGAGAACGATGATACCAAAGATTTAAGTAAATTGAAAGACCCTATTAAAAGATTAGTTGTAGAATGGTGCTTAGATGATAAG